ATCTCGATATCAGCCCGATCGTGTCGCTGGTCCGGGCCGGGTTCAGCCGGGAGCGGATTGAAATCGGGGTTCGGGCGGCGGTCGCGGCGGCGAAACAGCCGATCAAGTCTTGGAAGAGCTTCGACGGCTGGGTGAAGAACACCTCGGCCGAGGTTCAGCCCATCGCCAAGCCCATCGATCTCGAAACGCAGTGGCGCAACAAGCTGACCCGCTACCGGGACAAAGGCGACTGGCCTGGAGGCTGGGGCGACCCGCCCGGTCATCCCTGCTGCACGATCCCTGCGGCTTTCATCGCGAAATTCGACACCCACAACAAGGGAGAGCGCGCGGCATGAGTGGAGCACGCGAGATTTGTTATCGCTGCCAGAATTTCGCTGGTGGGTGCAACGGCTCTTGCCGCCCGTCAGCGCCGTCGTACTGGTCTATCACCAATCCGCAGCCGAAGGGCTGCATCTGCCCGCCCACAAGCGAGAAGACCTGCCAGCGGTTTGATTGCGGACGCAGAACATCGCCGCTTGCTCAGGCAGACCAAGGTTCTGGCAGTCAGCTCGCGGATGCCACCCCAAAATCCAACCCCAGAGGGCAGTAGCATGAGCGCTGGTCAGGACGCTTACAATCGCAGCCGCTACGAGCAGGCCCGGAAAGACCTCAGGGCGGAAATCGAAGTCGAGCTTCGAGAGGAGTTCGAGGCACAGGCGCCTGTGAAGCTCATTGAGCTAGCCGAGCGGTTCGTCATCGCAGTGGAAGCCATCGCCCGAGCCAAGGGCGTTCCTGCCCAAGAGCCCACCCCATGAACGCTGAAACAAGGGCGAAGGAGATCGGCATGACGCCTGAACAGCGCGCCCGCGACCTGATGGCGAACGCAATCCCTGACGGGATGGACGAGGCTTCATTCGGAGAGCTGGACGAGTACCTCCACACGCGCATCGCCGCCGCCATCCGTTCGGCAGAGAACGACAAGCTGGAGGAGGCGGCGCGGGCAGTCGATGCCCTTGAGATTCCGCGAGAGAACTACCGTCTCGGCCGCACCTACTGGTCCGTTCATGTCGACACGCTCGATGAAGCATCAACGGCCGTCCGCTCCCTAATCCAGAAGGACTGAACCATGGCGAAGGCAGCCGGACGTAAGCGCAAGCAGGGCGTGACCCGTACAAAGACCGGCCAGATCAGCCGAGCCGGCAAAGACCCGCGCATGACAGCGCTCGCACAGCACCACCGCGCCGGCAGCCTGTCTGAATGGCGAGGGACGACCGTGGGCAGGCTCTTGGAGGATCAGCGCGACCTTACACGAGGCACGGTCCCGAAGGAACTTCACGAAGCCGCCAATCGCTTCGCCAAGGCATACGAGGCCTATCGGTCAGCCATGTGCTCGCGCCGGCCTCTCGCCATCGTCAGCGGCGGCATGCCTGGGGAGGAAGATCAGGAGCGAACCGCCAAGCTCATCAAGCGATACACCGACGCGAACACCGTCCTTCAGCAGCACGGCCATGCCATTCGCCAAGCCACTCATGAGATCGTCTGCGACCATCATGAGGAGAGCTGGCGTCCTCCGTTCCACATGGCCTATCATTGCGTCGAGGGCCTGAAGGCTCTCGCTGATCACTACGGGCTGGACTGGCGTGCTCCTGATCGCCAAGCCGCTTGACACCGAATCTTGCATCTGCGCATGATATAGACCATAGCGATTTGCGTCCGGTTCAGAAATGGCCGGGCGCTTATCATTTCCCCGCTTGGGTTCGTCCCTCGCGACGCCCGGAGCCCCAAAGGCTGCCGGGCTTTTTGTTTGGGGTGAGTGATGGGCGCTCCTGCTGATAAAACAGCGGAAAAACAGCGCGGCGTTCCATTCGCGCCAGGCGCTTCCCCAAACCCAGCAGGCCGCCCGAAAGGCTCGCGCAACAAGCTCGGAGAGGCCTTCATCCAGGCGCTCTACGAGGACTTCACCGAGCACGGGACGAACGTGATCGAAACCGTCCGCTGCGAAAAGCCCGATCAGTACCTCAAGGTCGTCGCCTCGATCCTCCCGAAGGAGCTGAAGGTCACGACCGAAGTCGAGTTGAACGATGAGCAGCTTGATCAGCGCATCCGCCAGCTTGCCGGCCTCCTTGAACTCGCCATTGGAGGCGAAGGCGGAGCTGGCGAGACTGCTGGCGGAGAAGCAGCGCCGGCGCGATACAACTAAGCTCTCTCGCTACCGGCCCTACGCCAAGCAGCGCGAGTTTCATGCAGCCGGCGCCGTTCACCGTGAGCGCCTGTTCATGGCAGGCAATCAGCTCGGCAAGACGTATTCAGGTGCGGCAGAGGCGGCGATCCACCTGACGGGCGAATACCCCGATTGGTGGCAGGGCCGGCGCTTCGACAAGCCGGTGCGTTTCTGGGCTGGGTCTGAGACGAACGAAGTCACGCGAGACGGTGCGCAGCGCCTGCTTGTTGGCGAGCCCAAGGACGAAGGTCAGTGGGGAACCGGGCTGATCCCGAAGGCCTCGCTGCTGGATTGGACGCGGCGCCAGGGCGTCCCTGACGCGCTCGACGGCGTGATGGTGCGCCATGCGACGGGCGGCGTCAGCATCCTCGGCTTCAAGTCCTACGACATGGGCCGCACGAAGTGGCAGGGCGAAACGCTCGACGGCGTGTGGTTCGATGAGGAGCCGCCCTCTGACATCTATTTCGAGGGCCTGACGCGCACGAACGCCACGAACGGCATGGTCTACCTGACCTTCACGCCGCTCAAGGGCATGTCGGACGTGGTCCACCAGTTCATTCAGGATTGCGGGCTGGAATGACCAGGCACATCACCCGCATGACGATCGAGGATGCGGAGCACTACACCCCGGAGCAGCGCGCGGCTATCATCGCGAGCTATCCGGCGCATGAGCGCGAGGCCCGCACCAAGGGCATCCCGACGCTCGGCAGTGGTCGCGTGTTCCCGCTCTCTGACGATGACATTTCCTGCGAGGCGCCAGAGGTTCAGCGCGCGTGGGTGCTCATCGGCGGCGTTGACTTCGGTTGGGACCATCCGACCGCAGCTGCCAAGCTCGCATGGGATCGAGACGCTGACATCGTCTACGTCATCGCCGGCTATCGGATGCGCGAGGCAACGCCCGTCATTCACGCGGCTGCGCTGAAGCCTTGGGGCGAAAAGCTCCCATGGGCATGGCCGCACGACGGCTTGCAGCATGACAAGGGCTCAGGCGACCAGCTCGCCGAGCTTTATCGCAAGCAGGGCCTGAACATGCTCCCCGAGCGCGCGACGTTCGAGGACGGCACGAACGGCGTGGAAGCGGGTGTTCTCGACATGCTCGACCGCATGCAGACCGGCCGGCTCAAGGTCGCCAAGCACCTGACCGAATGGTTCGAAGAGTTCCGCCTGTATCACCGCAAGGATGGGAAGATCGTGAAAGAACGCGATGACCTTCTGTCCGCGACGCGGTACGCGCTGATGATGCTGCGGCATGCTCGACCGGAGAAATCGGCGGGTGACATGCGCCGTATCGCCCCCCGCATGGGCGCAAACGGGTGGCTTGGCGCCTGATGGCTCGCGAACCCAAGGCCAAGCGCAACGACTCGGGCAAGTCCGATGTCGTCGTGACGGCGCTTGCCCAGTACCAGTATGCTTATGAGGCCAACCGCGACAACACGGTAGGCGCTTACGACGACCTTCGCTTTGCTGCGGGTGATCAGTGGCCTGGCGATGTCGAGCGGCAGCGCAAGGCAGATGGTCGCCCGTGCCTCACCGTCAACATGGTGCCGAAGTTCCTGCGCCAGGTTACGGGCGATATTCGCCAGATGCGCCCTGCGGTTCGCGTCATCGGCGTGGACGATAACGGCGATGTCGAGAAGGCCGAGGCCTATCAGGATATCATCCGGTACATCGAGCGGCGCTCGGATGCCCAGTACGCATATTTCAATGCGGCTGACAGCACGGTAGCGGCCGGCATCGGCTATTGGCGCATCGATACCGAGTACGACAACGAAGAGAACAACGTCCAAGACATCTGCATCAACGCGGTGCATGACGGCGTGGGCGTGGTCATCGATCCCGATAGCGACCATGCGGTCAAGCTCGATGCCTCGTTCGCCTTCATCCCGGTCGATTTCACATGGGATGCGTTCAAGAAGAAGTTCCCGAACTCATCGACGGCCGGCTTCACCAACATCGACGAATGGGCGCGCAACATCAGCACGTCCGTCTACTCGTCGGATATCCAGTGGTTCACGCAGAAGACGATCCGCGTCGTCGAGTACTTCACCCGCACGAAGGAAAAGGACGGCTGGAAGGTCAAGCGCTACCTCCTCAACGCGATGGAGGAGCTTGAGCCAGCGAAGGATGTCGCCTGCGATTATATCCCGCTGATCCCGCTGGTTGGCGAAGAGGTCCGCATCGGCCCGCGCGTCGTGCGCCGGGGCATGGTTCGGCTGCTGCGCGACTCGCAGCGCATGTACAACTATTGCTATTCGACGCAAGCCGAGGTCGTAGCGCTCCAGCCGAAGGCGCCTTACGTCGTCACGGCGAAAAACGTCGAGGATTGGGCTGACCTGTGGGGGAAGGCGAACACCGCCAACCTGCCATATCTCGTCTACGACCCTGACCCGGCAAACGGTGGTGCGCGCCCGGCGCGTGAGACCCCGCCCGTAGCGGCTTCCGGTATCGAGCTGCTGATGCAGCAGGCCCTGGAGGACATGAAGGCTGTCACTGGCCTCTATGATGCCTCGCTCGGTGCACGCTCGAACGAGCAAAGCGGCAAGGCCATCTTGGCTCGCGAGCGTCAGGGCGATACGGGACAGTATCACTTCACCGAGGCCTTCATGCGCGCTCTGCGCCTGACGGGCATCGTGCTCGTGAACATGATCCCGAAGATCTACGACACGCAGCGCGTTCTCCGTGTGCTGGGAGAAGACGGGGCGATCAACGAGACGAAGATCAACCAGCTTGTGCCGAGCCGGAAGAACCGCGCTCAGCTCATCAATATGGACGTGACCACCGGCAAGTACGATGTCGCGGTGGAGAGCGGCCCGAGCTTCAACACCCGACGCGATGAAGCGCGCGAGGGCATGAACGCGCTCTTGCAGGCCGCGCCTAACCTGATCCCGCTGATTGGTGACCTGTACGTCGGTGCTATGGACTGGCCTGAGAAGGAGAAGATCGCCTCCCGTCTCAAGACGATGCTGCCGCCTGCGATCAAGGCCGAGGAAGACGAAGAGGCCGGCGAAGGCGCGATGGGCATGCCGAACCGGCAGCCGACGCCGCAGGAAATTCAGATGGCGCAGGCCGCGCAGATGCAGCAAGCGGCGGCCGAGATGGAGCTTCAGGCTAAGCGGATCGACCTGGCGACCAAGGACGCTGCAAGGCGCAAGGCCGAAGCAGACGCGGCCCGTGCCGAGTTCGACGCGCAGAAGGCTCAGATGGAGTTGCAAGCTGGTATTGTCAGCGCTTCGACCCCGCCCGCGCCTCCGCAGCCGAACGTGTCGGTGGAGATGACCCAAGACCCGCGCGTTGACCAGCTTGCTCAGCAGGTTGCCATGTTCGGTGCCGCTTTGGAGCAGATCATCACAGCACTTCAACCGCCGCCGTCACCCGAACCGCCAGCCGAGTTCGTTCCGATCGATCAGCCGCCCCAACCGGGCGGCTTTTTTAATGGGCAATAGCGATGGCCACTGAAATCCTTGCGATCGGGACGAGCGACGCGAACTCGTCCGACGTAGTCGTGACTACCACGCTGACCGTTGGCCTCAAGACCAGCGCCGGACCTCAGGTCGATGGCTCTGCAAACGTGCTGCTTCAGCTCAAGGATGACGGTGGTCAGTACTTCACTGTCGATACGCTGAACCAAGCCAAGCCGGCTGTTCTGATCTCGGCTCCTGGGACTTATCGTTTCAGGCGCCTTGGTAGCTCGTCCTGCGGTGTGTTCAGTGCCTAAGCTGACGCAGCCCCTGACCCTGCCTCTGACGAGGCGGGCAGCGCGCGCATTGAATGCAGCCCTTGGCACGGGTGGCGGGTCTGCGCCTGACCCCGGCCCGTTTCCATCCAGCGCTTTCCTCGCTGCGCGCTATGCCGCCGACAACCCGGACAACACCGTCGAAACCACCGATATCAACTTCGCCACGACGGACGTTGACACGGCCGGAAACAAGATCGTCATCACCGCGCCGTACAAGGCGCCGGGCTCGACCAATGCTCAGCGAGCGCGCGGGTCGCGGGTCTATTTCTCCTCGACCGGCACGCTGCCTGCCCCGCTCGTCGCCGGAACGGCCTATTTCATCTCGCCTGTCTCGGGCGGCTTCCGCATCTACCCCCTTGCGACGACCTCGGACACGATCCCCGGCTTCTTCGCGGGCGAGACGATCAGCGAGTCCACCAACTGGGCGCTCGGTATCAACCCGATCGTGCTGACCACGCAGGGCAGCGGAACGCACCGCATCTATTCGAACCCGCTGGCGGCGGTCATCGCGGACCTGTCGGGCAACGGCTTCACCTGCCAGTGCGACGACCTGGCCGACCGCAACACGATGCTGGAGATCATCACGGACGGTTCTGGCCGCAAGGCGTTCCGCTCCCGCATGATCTACGACGACCTCGACGTGGGTTTCTACAATTCCTACGGCAAGGGCTATGTGCAGGGTCCGCCCGGCGCAGGCGGCAAGCGGCTTGAGGCCCGCACGAACTGGGGCGCGAACAAGCGCTGCGCGGTCAAGATCACCGTCATGCGGATCGAGCCGCGCCGCAAGCAGAGCATCGCCAAGACGAAGGTGCCGGCCTCTCAGGTCGATACCGGCAACAACCGCATCCTGACGACCAACCCGTCAGTCTCGGTCAACTCCTTCACCAACCTCGATCTGGTACGGGTGAAGCTCGCAGCCGGCGCCACGATCCCGTCGCCGCTGGTGGAGGGGCAGGACTACTACTGCACGGTCAGCGGGCTCTATATCACGCTCTATCCGACCTATGCGGACGCGGTGGCGGCGACCAATGCCGTTGTCCTGACGACGCAAGGCTCCGGGTCGTTCTGGCTCTATGCGCCGGCCCGTGTGGCCGACAACACCCGTTGGGGCTCTATCAGCGAGTGGGTGCAGACCGATGACGTTCGCAACGTCATGCGCCCGCAGACGGAGCGCGATGGCCCGGCATCGTCCGGTATTCTGGCCTTCACCAACATCTTCACCGCTGCGAACGGGACGAGCAACGGGCAGTTCGGCAATACGAGCCTGAACACGAGCTTCATTCAGGTGAAGTTCTGGTGGCCTCCGGGCTGCACCCCGCCGATCTGCTCGGACACCGGCCTGCCTCTTGGCGAGGGACCGTTCTACGTCTCGAAGCCTACCGCTGGCTCGTCGGTTATCCGCATTCACCGCGATCTGGTCAGCGCGCAGGCGAGCGATGGGCTTACCACGAACTCCCTTGCCGACAACCCCGGCAGTGCGACCGCCAACCGCTGGTGCATCAAGTTCCCGACCGCGGCTGTTCCGACTGTCGGCTCCTTCTACATCCGCCAGGAAGACGGCTGCTGCGACTTCTCGATTGCGCAGGCGAAGAACACGACCACGCCCCGCTTTGGCCAGCGCGTGCCGATGGATCAGGTTTTGGTCCTGCTGACCAAGATCGACTACGACAACCCGGCGCAGGCCAATCCCTACGCGACGCTCGGCGTCAATGCGGCGAACACCATCGGCCTGCTGCTGAGCGGCACGAAGGGCAACACGACCGCAACCGTGTTCGATGGGCCGGGCTGGACGGAGTTCAACTCGACGGCCCTCCATGTCGCGTTCCACGGCGATATCTACGACGACACGTTCTATTCGTCGGTTGGCGAGATCACCGACGCAGACATGTCGCCGGCCGTGGATTGGTTCAAAGCCAAGAGGTCAATCGCAGCATGACCAATGAAGAACTCGAAGCAGCGGTTCGCGACAAGCTGAAGCAGTGCCAGGCGCTCAACATCGAACAAAGCTTGGCGGCTGCCTACACGGCGCAGCAGATCAACGCGGGCGATGAGACGGTGCGGCTTGGCTACAAGCTGGCTGGCGACTTCATCATCTTCTTCTCTGACCCACTCGGGGCGGAATGGCGCGAGAGGTACACGGCATGACTTCGACAAGCATGATCGCGCTCAACGCAGCGGCGACGTTTCACCGGCCGAAGGCTTTGCCGGCTCCGTTGGTGGAGGGGGCTGATTACGTGGTGGAGCGCATTTGCGGCGGCAAGGCCAGGCTCTGGCCGTCGAAAGCTGCCGCCGAGGCACACATCAAGGGTGAGATCGTGCGCTTCACCTCGGCCGGTGAGCCGGACGTTATCGACTACGACGAATAGTGGTCGCCTGAACCCATCACCCTTCTAGGGCAGATAACCGATTGAGAGCCGCAAGCTCTCCATAGTCTTCACGCGAGCCGGCGCATGCCGTGCTGGCTGCGATGATGAGCAAGGCGCCCCTCACCGGGCGCCTTTTTCTTTGGACCCACCATGAACGAGGATGACAACCTGAACCCGGATTCCGGCGCTGAAGTGCTGGAAAATGGAAAACCGTCTGAGGTCACCGCCAAGGCAGCAGCCGAGGCCACGACCAATAAGGACGAGACTGCTTCCCCCGACACAGGGGCGAAGGACGAACGCGACGCTGGCGGTGATGAGCCTGCCGGCGAGAGGAAGAGCAAACCCGGCTCCGCGAAGCTCAAGGAGAAGGTTCAAAGGCTGGAAGCCGAGATTGCGCAGTTGCGCTCGGCCAAGCCTGCGGCCGAACCCGCAGCCATCCCGAAGCTGGAAGATTTCGAGTTCGACACCGACAGGTACGAAGCCGCCAAGGCCGTCTATGCCGCTCAGCAGGTTGCGGAGCGCATCCAGGCCAAGGCTGCGGAAGACCGCGTCGGCTCTCTCGAAAACGAGCGCGCAGCGGCAATCCTCGGAGCCCATGAGGCCCGCATTGCCGAAGCCAAGGAACGGCTACCCGAGTTCGATGCAGCACTGGCGAAGGCGAAAGCCATCCCTGTGACGCAGGACGTGAACCGGGCCGTTCTGGAAAGCGACAAGTCAGCTCTTCTTCTGCATCACCTGTCGTCCCGACCCGATGAAGTCGCGGCCCTGAACCAGATGACGCCCGTGCAGCTCGCCCGGCGCATCGGCCAGATCGAAGCCCGTCTGTCCTACCCCACCGCGCGAACCCAATCGAACGCACCGCCCCCTGTTGGCGGCCTGCGAGGCGGGTCTGCGCCGAATTTCGACCCTGCGACGGCGTCCCACGAGGAAATGAAGGCGCTGTTCGCCCGTAAATAGGGCTTACGAAAATGGCAGATACTGTTCTTACCGCCTCGGTTATCGCCAAGGCGGCGCTCGCGATTCTGGACAACGAACTGGACGTGCTCGGCACGTTCTATCGCGCCCCGGAAGCCGAGTTCGACAAGTCCGTCAACGGCTATACGATCGGTGATACCGTTTCGATCCGCCGCCCGGCAGACTTCACCGTCCGCAACACGATCACCGCCTCCGCGCAGGACGTGATCGAGGGCAAGACCACGCTCACCATCGATCAGGTGCGCGGCGTGGACTTCGACTTCACCTCCACCGACCTCACCCTGAACATCAAGGATCTGGGGGAGCGCGTGATCAAGCCGGCGGTGATCAACATCGTCAACGAGATCGCCCGCGACTGCCTGACCGAGATGTACAAGGGCGCATACAACTGGGTCGGCACGCCCGGCCAGGTCGTGAACTCGTTCACCGACTTCGCCAAGGCGCCCGAGCGCATGGACGAGATGGCGATCCCGACCGACATGCGCTACGCCGCGCTCAACCCTGGTGATTTCTGGGGCCTGACCGGCTCGCAAACCTCGCTCTACATCCAGGGCGCGGCCAACTCGGCCTACCGCGACGGTTCGCTGGGTCGCATCGGCGGTATCGAGACGCTCATGACGCAGGTCATGCCGTCCCATACTGTCGGCGTCGCCACTGGCACTCCGCGCGTCAACGGCGCTTCGCAGAACGTCACCTATGACACCGCGAAGAACTCGTGGTCGCAGAGCCTGATCACGGACGGCTGGACGAACTCGGTCACCGGCATTCTGAAGGCTGGCGACGTGTTCACCATCGCCAACGTGAAGATGGTCAACCCGAAGACGAAGGCGGCTCTCCCGATCGATCAGCAGTTCGTCGTGCTGGCGGACGCCAACTCGGGCGCCTCCACCGGCCCGTCCACGCTGACGATCTCCCCGCCGATCATCACCTCGGGTCCGTATCAGACTGTCAACTCCGTCCCGGCGGATGACGCGCTGATCACCGTCCTCGGCACTGGCGGCACCAGCTATCGCCAGTCGCTGGCCTACCACAAGAACGCCTTCGCCCTGGCGATGGTGCCGATGGTGTCGCCTCCGGGCGCGGTTGATGTCGGTCGCGAGTCGCGCAACGGCATCAGCATCCGCGTGATCCCCGGCTACGACCACACCAACGACAAGACCACCTGGCGCATGGACGCACTCTATGGGCGCAAGCTCATCGATCCGCGTCTCATCACCCGCATGTCCGGCACCCCGTAAGGGGCGGCCTGACCCAACAACGAGGCTCGCCAGCAATGGCGGGCCTCTCTTCGTTCGGGGTGCGCGATGGCGAAAACCAAAGCCCAGATCATCGAGCAGGCTCTGTTCGAAATTCAGGCCGTTGAAGGCGGCTCGAATGCCTCGGCAGAAGACACGAACGTCTTCGATCTCAACGCCGTCGCTGAGTATGTGGCGGGGAAGCGCATCGTTGACCTGACGACCTACGTTTCGACCGACGATCTGCCGGACGCCTACTTCTTCCCCTTCGCCCTGATGGCCGCAGCCAAGTACGCGCGCGGCTTCGGGCTCTCGCAGGATCAGCAGGACGCTCTAGAGGCGCGAGCGATTGCTGACCTCCGCGTCATCACCGATCGCGTTCGGCCCATCCGCCGCATGCAGTTTGAGCGGATGACCTACTGACATGGTCGCCGTCCCGTTCCCGACCTCCTCCGCCAAGGGTCGCCTTGCGGAGAGCGGAGGGCGTTTAGTCAACGCGTACTCCGAAAAGCTGGGAGACGGCCGGATCAAGCTCAGCCGTGTGCCGGGCGTTCGTTCGATCGTGGAAGCGATCACCGGCTCGCACTGCCGGGGCGCCATCGAGATCAACGGGATAGTTCTGGCCGCGCTCGATGAGCGTCTGGTGACGATCACCGAGAGCGGCGGAACGTTCACTGTCAACGATATCGGCGCCTTCGCCGGCACTGAGACGGTCTATTTCGCCAGAAACAACAAGAGCCCCACGCCTGACATCGTCGCGGTGACGGACGGCACGGCCTTCGTGGTCAACACGACGACCGGCGCCTCGACCTATCCCGATTCCGATGTCGGCTCTCCTAATTCGGTCTGCTTCCTCGGCGGCTATTTCATCTTCAGCTACGGCAACGCTCGCATGCGGGCGTCCGGCCTGAACGATACGACCATCAACACGCTGGATACCGCCTTTGCGGAGAGCAAGCCTGACGGCCTCCTGCGGGTCGTGGCGCTTGGCAGCAACCTCTACGCCTGCGGGCCTCAGACCATCGAAATCTGGCGCAACACGGGCAACCCCACGGCCTTCCCGTTCTCGTATCTCGACACGATCCCGCGCGGCATTGCGAGTGCTGATGCGATTGCGGGCTTCGAAAACGACTGGTCGAACGTCCTGATCTTCGCCGGCAGCGACAATGTCGTCTACCGGATCAATGGGCCGTCCGCTGAACCGATCTCCAATCCCTCGGTCAGCAAGGACTTGGAGCGGCTTGCGGACAAGAGCGGCTTGCGGGCCGTGGTCTACAGCCACGAAGGGCATTCGGTCTGGAGCCTGTCCTGCGCTGACTGGTCGTGGTGCTACGACGTGGCCACGGGCTCGTGGTTCGAACGCAAGAGCTACGGCCGGAACAGCTTTCGTGTCTCGGCCTCGGTGAAATGCTTCGGCGCCTGGGTCATGGGCGACAGCCTGACCGGCAAGTTCGGCGTCGTCGATCCTGACTATGGGTTTGAGTTTGGCGACCCGCTCGCGCTGCGGATCACGTCCCCGACCATGTCGGGCTTTCCGTCTCGCGCAGTGATGTCGCGGCTTGATCTCGACATCATGAGCGGCGTGGGTTCGGCGGCTGGTGCTGACCCCATCGAAACGGCGCCTCGGGTGCGCATGTCGGTGTCTCGCGATGGCGGGGTAACGTTCGGGCCGTATCGCGAGCGCGAGATCGGCCGGCAGGGCAAATACCGGCAGGGCGTGCGCTTCAATCGGCTGGGAACGGCCTCTGCCAAGGGCGCTCAGATCCAGCTCGACTACAGCGACCCGCCGCCGTTCACGCTGTTCTCTGGCAATCTCGTGGTGGAGCCTCGGGGCTGATGGCGGCCTCTCTCGCCACGCTTCCGGGGTATGCCGACTTTGCTGTCAGGCAGACCAAGGAAGGGCTCGTTCTCAGTGACGGACATTACGCCTTCCTGAAGAGCATCGTCGCAGTCATCGCGGATCGCGACGCGCAGATCGCAGACCTTCAGGCTCGCACAGAGCTTGTCGTGAAGACCGGAGCGCCGGCCGTGGGCGACGTCCCCGCAGGCCAGTTCCGCATCATCAAGAACACAACCGGGCCGACCTACAGCCTCGTCGTCAATGACGGCGGGACGCTGAAGTCGGTCGCGCTGACTTAGGAGGCGAGCGTGGCTTCAGCCAAAGGAGCAAGTACGGCGGCGCTCTGGGGTTCCGAGCGCCTCGGCCAGAACGAAGAGCGCGTTCTTGGCGAACTCGGTGCGGGCTACAACGCCGCGCAGGGCTATCTCGGCTCGGCAGGTGACCTCTACAAGGGGATGACGGCTGCCGGTCAGCCCGGCCTCGACAAGTACAACGCGCTGACGCTCGGCTCTGGCGCCGATATCCAGAACGCGCTGGAAGGCACGGCAGGCTACCAGTTCAACATGGATCAGGGCTTGCAGGCGCTCCAGCGGTCGCGTGCGGCTCAGGGCATGCTTGGTTCCGGCAATACCGACACCGACACGCTGGCTTTTGCTCAGGGCCTCGCCGGCAACCAGCTGGCGGCCGAGCGTGCGGCGCTTCAGCCCTACCTCGGCATGTACACGGGCGGAATTCAAGGTCAGGCGGGCGTCCTCGGCCAGCAGGCAGGCACCGCGACGGATTACTGGAACAGCCGGGCCGGCGTCATGGACGACACGACGAAGAGCATCGTGGGCCTCGGCACGCAGGCTCTCGTCGCAGGCGATCAGGCCAAGAGCCAGAACCAGGCCAACATGATCAATATCGGTACGGGCCTGCTCAAGGGCGTCACCAGTCTGGCGACGGGCGGCCTTGGTGGTGGCCTTGGCGGTATCGGCGGCGGCGCCTTGAAGCTGTTCGGAGGCTGATCGATGGCTGTCTTCACGCCTCGCCCGCTTCAAATCCCGAACATGCGGACGGACTACAGCGCGGAGAACTCTGCGTTCTCCAATCTGGGCCAGACGCTGGGTAATATGCCGTCCGAGTTCCGCAAGGAGCAGCTGAACGCGCAGAAGCAGCAGATTCTCGGCCAGATTGGCACGGGGAACATGGATTACGACAAGGCCGGGCGTGCACTCATCGCATTGGGTGATACGCAGGCGGGTGCCACGCTGCTGACGCTCGGCCAGAAGCAACAGCAGCTCGGCGCGCAGAAGGGGATCGCTGATATCTTCTCTGGTGGCGGTGGGGCGACCCCCTTGGGTTCGACGGCTGGCGTGGGGCCGGCCTCGCTCATCCAGAACGAGAGCGGCGGCAACTGGGGGGCGTCTAACAACGCGGTCGGCGCGGGCGGGCAGGTTGGCCATGATGGGCGCGCTCAGTTCGGCCGCGCTCGCCTCCAAGAGGCTGCCAACGCCGGGGCAATCCCGCAGGGCGTCTCGCGGGAGGAGTTCCGCAAGTCACCCCAGCTTCAGAAGCAGGCCGAGAGCTGGCACTTCGGAAACATCGACGACTTCATCCAAACCAACGGCTACGACAAGATGATCGGCCAGAGCATCAACGGTGTGCCGATCACTGTCGATGGTATGCGTGCGGTTGCCCATCTCGGCGGGAACGGGGGCCTTCGGAAGTTCATCGAGACCGGAGGGAAGTACAACCCCTCCGACGCCAACGGCACGTCGCTGATGGACTATTTCACGCGCCATGGCGGCAACTCCACCCCGCTGGCACCGCGCACCCAGATCGCCAACCCTGTTGCGCAGCCGCAGCAGCCCGTGCAGGTTGCGGAGAACGAAGCCGATGTTCAGCGTCTTGAGGCTGCGCAGGCTGCCCGCTCTGCCCCGCCCGCTCAGGTAGCGCAGTCGCCGGACCTGCCCCCACAGGGCGCCAACGCCGCCCCGGCGCAGGCGCAGGGCTTCGCCGTCCCCGGCAACATGCTCCCGCCGAACGACCCGTACCCGCGCGTCACGACCCAGCAGCTCTACGGCATCCTCCAGAACCCGCAGGCCTCGGACGGCCAGCGCGCCATGGCGAAGTCGATCATCGACAACCGGATGAAATACTCCGACGAGAACGCGCCCGATAAGCGGGAGATGACGCGGCTTCAGACGGAAAAGCTGCGTCGCGAGGTTGAGGGCGAGGGTGCGACGCCGCTGACGGCTCAGGAGCGCAAGGATTTCGGCATTGCTGATGGGCAGGCCGCTTACAAGACGCGCTCGGGAGAAATCAAGTTCGGTCCGGCCGGTACGACCATCAAGAACGAAGGCACGATCCCTCCAGGTTACCGTGCTGTTCGCGACCCCAACGGCAATCTTGAACGTGTCGAGCCCATCCCCGGCAGCAAGGCCGAGCGGGAAGCCAACGACCTAGCCGAGAAGAAAACCAAGGCTGATCGTATCAAGGGCGAGGTGGGGACGACGGTCGGCAATGCGCTCGACGACATTGACCGACTGATGAAGTCCGCGACGCTCCCGACGACTGGTGCAATTGGTTCTCGCTTGGCTTCGATGCCGGGGACCGCTGCTCATGACATCAGTCAGGCCCTCAGCACTGTTGGCGCGAACATCAGCTTTTCGCAGCTACAGCAGATGCGCGAATCATCTCCTACCGGCGGCGCCCTCGGTAACGTGACCGAAGGCGAGCAGAAGATGCTCCAAAACAGCTTTGCCGCGCTGTCGCAGAGCCAATCGACGGAGCAATTCAAGACCAATCTTGGCCGGGTGCGAGCGGTATTCGAGCGCATCGTCCATGGCCGAACGCTCACTCCGCAGGAGCGTAAGACAGGCGGCCCCATGACCATGGAGCGCGCCAAGGGTCTGCGAGAGGAAGCAGCGGCGGCGATTGCTGGCGGTGCTGATCGGGCCGCTGTGATGAAGCGGCTGGCTGAAGACTACGGCATCTCAGCGAGTGGCCTCTGATGGGCGCCTTTGACGACCTGATCCCCAAGGCGAAAGAGCCTCAGACCGAGGCGCCGGCTGTATCCGCGCCCGGCAGCGCCTTCGCCGATCTCGTTCCCAAGCGCGAGCAGACCGGGAAAGCGATGTCCGCCGCCCGTGGCGCCATGCAAGGTCTGACGTTCGGCCTCGCTGACGAGAGCTACGGCCTGGTGAAGGGCATCGGCAGCATGGTTTCCGGTGGCGGCTTCGTCGATGGCTACAACAAGGGCGTGGAGGAGTACCGCGCTCGGGATAGAGTCGCGAAGGAGGACAATCCGATCTCCTCTGTTGCCGGCGAGATCGCAGGCGGCATGGGGACAGGCCTCGGACTCGCCAAGGGCGGCGTCACGCTCATGCGGCAGGGGATGACATTGCCACAAGCTATGATGGCTGGCGCAGCGGAAGGCGCGGGCTACGGCGCGGCTTACGGTGCCGGCAATGCCGAAGGAGGACTAGAAGAGCGGTATAAGGGCGCGCGCGATGGCGCGATGACTGGTGCTGGTATCGGCGCGGCGGCGCCGGTTGTTGGTCGAGCAATCGGCTCCGTTGCCGGTAAGGTTCTAAATCCGGCCGCCATCCCGGCTGAGCGCCAAGCGGCCGTCGATATCCTCGCGAAGGAGGGCGTCCCTCTCACCGCCGGGCAGCGTTCAGGGTCTAAGGCGCTTCAGTACGCTGAGAGCTTCTTTGGCGACTCCCCACTGGCCGGTGGCAAGGCGACCCGCGCCATGGAGGCGCAGGGAGAGGCTTTCACTGATGCGGTCATGCGGAAGGCAGGCGGCGCCGGGCGCGCGACACCTGAGAACGTTCAGGCCAATTTCGACCGCATCGGGAAACAGTTCGAGGAGCTTTCTGCTCGCAACACCCTCCAAGCTGACCGGCAGCTCGCTACCGATCTCGGCTCGACCCTCACCAAATATGACCGGCTGCTTCCTTCCGAGCAGAAGCAGATCATTGGCAACCTAGCCAGCGATATCGTCGAGCGGATCAAGGCCGGCAACGGAACGATGCCCGGCGAGGACTATCAGGCGATCCGCTCCTGGCTTTCGACGGCTGCACAGGGGGAAGGCAACAAGCACGCCGCCAGCGCCATGAAAGGCATGCGCGACGCTCTCGACAACAACATGATGCGCTCTATCTCGCCGGATGACGCCAAGGCTTGGCAGCTTGCCCGGCGCGAGTACGGCAATATCAAGGATATCGCGAGCGCAGCCGGCGGGGCTGGCGAGAATGCCGCGTCCGGCCTGATCTCGCCGCAGGCGCTACGAGGCGCGACGGCCTCGGGCAAGAACCGAGAGCTTTATGCCCGAGGTCAAGGCGACTTTGCGGAATTGACGCGCGCCGGCAATCAGGTCATGGCGCCACTGCCGAACAGCGGCACGGCGCAACGCGGTATGTTGGCTGGACAAGCTGGCACGGGCGGCGCTGCGGCTTATGCAGGCGACCCGCTCATGGCTGGTATCATTGCTTTGGGGCCTGCTGCCGCCGGGCGAATCCTCATGTCTCCGATGGCTCAGGCCTATTTTGGAAACAAGGCCATCTCGCCGGCTGCTCGTGCTGCGATTGAGGCTCGGCTTACTGCCATGATCCAAGGTGGCGGCCAATCTCAATCGCCGCGCCTGTCAGCGCCTTCACGCTGACGGATGCGGTTATCCCACATCCAGAAAGCGTAGCAGATCGCAATGCCGATCACGACGCCGAAGCCGATGTCCTTGCCGCGCTCTGGAAGGCCGGTGACGCCCCAGCGTATCGCCATTCCCAGCGGGATCATGACGGCAAGGAGCAGCGCGATTTGAACGATGCGGATCAAAAGCAGGTCACCGAATTGCCGATGCGGGAACATGTCGTCATACGCGGCGTCGCCATGGCCGTGGCCGCCGCAGCCATCTGCGCGCTGGTATCTCGCGAAGACTCCTGCGAACCGATGCTAGCGTTAATCTGAGCGAACTCCAACTCGGCCTGGGCGTCACTGATTTGGCCTTTGTCCTGTTTCTCTGCAATCGCGAGGCGCGATGCCAACCTCAATTGAAGCAGGTCGTGCTTGTTGTAGATCGCAGCTAGTTTCTGCTCTGCTCCGTTGATGCACCTTGCGAACTCAACCTTCGTCTTGAATGTCTGAGATCGGCAAGCCGCCTTAGAAGCTTCAACGTCCTCTAGAACCTGTCTCTGCTGCGCTGCCGCACAGCCTGACAACGCCGCCGCCAACCCGATCACGATAAGCGTCTTCATTCCACCCTCCCATTCCCCGCGATCCTGACCTGACGGCTCTGACGAGTCGATAGCATTTCGCGTCCGAAATCTTGGTTTTCCTGCCCAAGCCCCGCCCTCACACGGCGGGGCTTTTCTTTTGAGGAACCCCGAATGCTCCTCTGGAACCCCCAGCCCATCCCTGTCTTCAACCCCTCGACGGGGAGGCCCGCCAACGGGGCTCTGGCCTATTTCTATGTGGGCGGCACGAGCACGCCTCTGGAGGACATCTTCACGACGGATGACGGCGCCGCTCCTCATGCATGGCCTGTCGTCGCTGACGCGAATGGCGTGTTCCCTCCCATCTTCATCCCGTATGGCCCCTACGGCTACAAGGTCACCACGGCGACCGGCACGGCCATCAGCCCGAACGTCCTGACGGTCCAGAACCCGGCCCCGCCTGATAGCGGCGGCGGTGGTGGCATCGTCGTGACGGCCGATCAGATCCTCCAGCCCGGCGATACGATGTGGCGGCTCCAGAGCGGCGTCCGCGCCGGCTGGGTGCGGATGAACGAGCTGACAATCGGCAATACCGGCTCGGGCGCTACGGAGCGCGCCAATGCCGACACGCTGAACCTCTACACCTTCCTCTGGGCTCTCCCGGATTCCATCGCTCCCGTCTCTGGCGGTCGTGGCGCGAATGCCGCCGCTGACTTCGCCGCGAACAAGACGATCACCGTCCCGACGATGCAGGGCTATATCGCTGCCGGCCTCGACGACATGGGCGGCACTGTCGCCAACCGCATCCAGCGCTCTACGACGATCAGCACGACCAGCGGCAGCCCCACGGCGACGGTCGCCAGCGCCGCCGGCCTCGTCATCGGCATGTACGTGGTTTCGACCAACGTCCCGGCCGGTACGACGATCACGGCCATTGCTGGCACGACGCTCACGCTCAGCGGCAATGCCAGTGCGACGGCTGGCGGTACGGCTGCCAGGTTCTCGATCTTCACCGACGCGCAGGTCGTTGGCGCGACGGGCGGCGCGGCTCAGCACTCGCTTCTGGAGCGCCAGCTGCCCGCCATCACCCCGGCCGGCTCTGTCTCCGTCTCGGTGACCAACAACCTGCCGCCCGCCAATCGCAATGCGACCGCAGACGGGACCAATCCCATCCAGTCGCCCGGCTACTGGTTCGGCTCGTTCGGTTCGCCCGAGGCCCTTGCCGCCAGCGGCAGCTTCACCGGCACGCCCTTTGGCGGAGGGCAGGCAATGCCGCTTCTCCAGCCGTCTCGCCTCGGCACTTGGTACATGAAGCTGTGAGGCCGCGATGACCGACATTCGCTTTCCACGCGCTTCCAATCGTGCCGACTGGCGGTTCTGGCTGAAGAACACCGACCCGACGAACGGCTCCCTGATCGATATCCCGGTCAGCCAGGTCACGCTTCAGGTTCGCCGTCGTGATCGCTGTGGGCCGGTTCTCTCGGCCGCTCCCGGTGACGGCAAGATCACGTCGCCCGAGGCTGGCGTTCTGGAGGTCCGCTTCCCCGCGTCCGAAATGCGCAACCTCTGCGCGGACACCTACGAAGTCGGCGCCATCATCAGCGATGGCACGGACACGGCTCAATTCATTCTCGGCACTGTGCCGGTCGTTGACGGGGTGGTGCGCTAATGGGCCTGCCGATCATCAATCTCAGCCTGCTCCCGGTCTTCCCGGCCAATGTCGAAGGCGATCTGCCGATTGTCGTCACCAAGGCCGGGCTGACCTATACGTTCTCGTTCAACCCGTGGAGCTATTCGGTCAACCCGAGCCCGGTTCCGGCGCAGACGCAGCTCCTGGCGCTGAACACGGCGGATCAGTCGGTCTCTCGTGTCGCGCTCTCTGTCTTCCAGACCGGCCTCTCGATCCTCTCCACGCAGATTTCAGACAGCACCTCGACGGGTCGCTCTGTCCTGACGGGGACTCAGGCAGGCGGTCGGACCGCCCTCGGCCTCGGCTCCGTCGCGCTGCTGAACGAGATCAATCTCTCGCTCAATGTCGTCGGCAACCTCCCCGTCAACAACCTGAACAGCGGCACGGGTGCGAGCAGCTCGACCTTCTGGCGTGGTGACGGCGTGTGGTCGCAAGTCACGATGTCAACCGATGTGACCGGCATCCTGCCCGTGGCGAACGGCGGCAGCGGGCGGGCTTCTGCGACGGCCTACGCCCTGATCGCAGGCGGCACGACCGGCACGGGGGCGCACCAGAGCATCGCCAGCCTCGGCACGTCGGGGCAGGTTCTCACCTCGAATGGCGCGGGTGCCCTGCCGAGCTTCCAGAACCCGGCCGCGTCGCCATCCGGCACGATGATCCTCGTCTCGCAGGTCGCGAAAACGGACACGCAGTCCACGACCTCCACGACCGCCGTCGATGTGTCCAGCCTCTCGATCACCTTCACCGCGAAGGCCTCGACGAAGTATCTCTACGTGTTCGACGGGGTCGCGGCGGGCAGCACGACGAACTTCGTCTCCTTCATCTGCAATGAGAAGGGCGTCGCCATCGGCATTGGCGATGCAGCCAGCTCGCGCGGTCGCGTGACGCGGTTCGCGTCTCCAGGCGCCGGTGGCGGACATGTCGGCTTCCGTGTGTTCTCGACGCCCGGCGCCGGCTCCACGACGGTCAAGGTGCAGTTCCTGACCTCTTCGGGAACCGGGTACATCAACCGCACGGACGCCGACACGGACAGCTCGGCGTTCCCGCGCTCGGCCAGCACATTCGAAGTCTGGGAGATCGTCACCTAATAAGGCCGTTGAACCCGGCCGGCAAAAATGGTTCATGAATCGCGGGCCTGAGAACCCATGCAAGCAGCGACCGTCGAGCGGGTTTCGTTTGGCGGTCGCATCTGGCCATCAGGCCGGGGTCGGTCGCTATGTCCAGGGCGTGAGCCTAAAGGCGGTCGGCACGTACGCTTGCGTGTTCTCAGCCCCCGGCTGCCAGTCCGTTACTGGCGCGGCCCTGAGAAGCCGTTCGCAAGCGAGCCCACCATGCACAACCTGATGCGGGCTGTGATAGCCCTTGCGCTTGTCCTGTCCTCGGGATGGGCAGCCGCAGACACGCCTCCGCGCCCGTTCCCCTGGGTGAAGGCGAATGAGCTGTACGTCACGCCCTCCGCCTCGCGCCAGTATGGCCCTGACGAGAACGGCGAAGCCGGCAACGTCATCTATGTCATCACCCGCATTCCGGGGCCGGTCTATGGACCGCAGGAGTCGGGCGTGTGGCATACGGTGGACCTCAAGCCACTCGGCGTGACCGCTGACGCACAGGCGGCCTTCCTGTCCGGCATCCTGATCATTACGCGCGGCACCACATCCGAGACGGCGGACATCACCCTTACCTTCCGCCGGCCGGGGGATGGCACGCCCTGCACCAAGTATCTCGGTCAGGCCGTCGAAGCGCATTCGGGGGGCGGGCAGCGTAGCCCCATTTCGTCATGGGTCCCTCTGGGCGATGGCAAGTTCGAGTTCTGCTATCGGATCATGACGCCGGGCTCCTGGCCCACCAATTCAGCCTACGGCATCAACATGAGCCTTCAGGCGTGGACGCGCTGATCTAGCTCTTCATCGCCAAGCCTTTCAGCCCGCCTCGTGCGGGCTTTTTCTTTGGAGCATCCATGAAAGTCAGTGCAGCGGGCCGGAAGGCTATCGCGGCCCATGAGGGTGTGCGCCTGAAAGCCTACCCAGACCCGGCGACAGGCGGGGAGCCGTGGACGATTGGTGTAGGCCACACGAGCGCTGCCGGCCTGCCGAAGGTCTACAAGGGCCTCACCATCACGGAAGACGAGTGCGACGAAATCCTATCGCGCGACCTCGCCACGTTCGAGGACGCGGTTAAGGAGGCGGTCAAGGTTCCGCTCAATCAGAACCAGTTCGACGCGCTAGTCTCGTTCACGTTCAACGTCGGCGCCGGCAACCTCCAGAAATCGACGCTGCTGAAGCGCCTGAATCAGGGCGATTATCGCGGTGCTGCCGAGCAGTTCGGCGCCTGGAACAAGGCTGCCGGCAAGGTGATGAAGGGGCTCGTCACGCGACGGGCTGACGAACGGGCTCTGTTCCTACGACCGGTCGATGACGCCCCTGCCGCGCCCGCCAAGCCAGCCCCAACCCTCATCGAAGAGCTGCCGACTGCCGAGCCGTTCTGGCCTGCGCTGTGGGCCGCGATCCTGTCTCTGTTCAAGGGCAAATGACCATGCTCCAGATACTCGCGCCCGCGATCCGCATCATGATCCTGTGGGCTTTCACGCGCTTCGCGACGCTCGGCTACCTGACGCCTGAGAACGCGACCACGCTGACGAAGGTTGTCATGGACGCGCTCGTCTATGGCGCACCGCTGGCTTATGCCTGGTGGGCTGCTCGGCAGGTCGCCAAGGAGCGGGCGAAGTGAGTGGCCTGCTGCTCGACCTGCTGGCGGGCCTCTGGAAGCCGCTGGCAGCCATCGGCGCTGTGCTGGCTGGCATTGGCGGCTTCTACCTCAAGGGCCGTTCCGACGCGACTGCGAAGGCCAAGCTGAAGGACATCACGAATGCGAACGCTATCCGCAAGGCTGGGGCTGACGCTCGGTCTGGGGCTAATCCTGACGGGGTGCACGATGACGGCTGGCGACGCGACTAAATCGGCTGTCTGCGACCAGTTCAAGCCTATCCGCTGGTCAAGCGCCGATACCGTCGAAACGATCCGTCAGGTGAAAGAGGCGAACGCCGTAGGCGTGGCGGTGTGCGGATGGCGCCCATGAGCATCGAATCCGACACCCGCGACCGTGTCATCCGCATGGAGGCCGATCTGCTCAACCTGCGGAACGACTTCGACGAAGCGAACCAGAAGATCACCGCCATGCATGATCTGCTCCAGCAGGCGAAGGGCGTTCGATGGCTGATCGTCATCATGGCGACCATCGGCGGCTTCGTGGCGTCGAAGATCGGTTCGCTCCTTCCATGGCTGATCAAGCAATAGCGCCACTGGCGCCACCCTCTCGCGTCATCTCGCGAGGCGCGCATGCCCGGCCATAGGCAGCGCGAAACTCAAGACAGAGGCCCTTGTCACTGTGCCGCGATAGCGCGGCCCATTCTCCTTTTGATGCCTCCCTGTTTAACTAGCCGGCGGCTCCATTCGTGGGGTCGTCGGCGCCTTTTTGCGTTTGAACCCGACCCGGATACTGTCGTTCAAGGATCACGCGAATAGCAGCCATGGCGTCAGCGAGGTATGGCCCTTGATGCGCTTTCGGCAGGCGCTGCCACGGTGTGCAGCCCCGGCCATTGCGTCCCTCGTAGATAGCCCTCGCGACTTCTTCAATCTCGGTCATCTACTCCCCCTCCGCCCGTATGGCTGCGGCATTGAGCAGCGCCAGTTTGCGTTCGATTTCGAGATAGCGCGCCGTCTCCCGAGCGCTCAAGGGCGCGGCGGCTTCGAGACGATGCCGCTCTTCCTCCAGACTTCTGGCCTCGTACGCCCTGACCATGCTTTCGAATCGCTCCCTCTCCGCAGCGAGAGCGGCTTCTGCGGCTAGGGCGCGGGCTTCGAGGACGCGATTGCGTTCCCATTCCTCCGCTAGAGCCTCCTCGGCTCGGTTATGATCCCTCGCGTCCGCCAGGATCGGGGCGAAGAGGTCGAGAACGGCCGTTGCTTGGGCCATCTCTGATGGGAGGATGCTGGGTCGGTAAGGGCTGGCCGGCGTGAGATGGTGGCGCCAACTTGCGATCACCCGCGCAATCTCCTCGACACCCGGCACCTCGGCAGGGGCGGCCACCATTTTGTTGGCGTTAACAATATGGTCTGGGGCCTCCTTCTCACCGGTCACGGCAAGCTCTCCATCTGCTTCATGGCCCATGCCATATCCTCGGCTGTAGGTGGCAATGCGATAGCTCGGCAGAGCGACCGCAGATCGGCGTCCGAGGCGGATGGATCGTTCGCCATGTCCTGGATCGCCCTGCGCTCCTGCCAGAGGATGGAAAGCAACTCGACGAGAGCAAGCGCGCGGGAATCGATAGGGGCCTCCTTCTCACCGGTCATGGGTGGCCTCGTCTGCCTCCGGGGGATTTTTAGAGTGCGCATCCGCGAGGTCGGCGTCTCTGTCCTCCAGAGCCTGGAGAACCGTGCGCGCGGCCTCATACTTGTTTCGCAGCCGGCGCCGCGTGGCAGGATCGAGCCGGTCGAGGCGGCTGGGATCGAGGTTGTCGTCTATGTCGAGGAGCTTGACGCAGCGGGCAACGGCGCCAGCCTGCCGGCAACGTTCGATGAACGCCGCATAGGGCTCGCCGTCTCGCCTTGTCAGGGCATCGACTGCCGACACGACCCGCTCTGAGAACCCACATTCGCGCAGGTCGTCCAGAGTGAGCGCGCTGTCTTCGACGATGTCATGAAGCGCCGCCACGATCGGCACGTCAGGAGCACATCCCCGCGTCAGCGCAGCCTCTACCATCCGCAAGATATGCGTGAGGTAGGGCAGGCCGGACTTGTCGAACTGATCTGCATGCGCGGTAGCAGCGAGGTGCAGAGCGCCCGCCAGATCGGCTCCGTCCATGATCGAGGTCTCGCGGATGCCAACTATCATTCCCCAACCCTCCCGGCAGAGGTGGACTGAGACAGGGGCAAGCAGTTCGCGCAGCGGCACGGGCGGCCGACCTGCCATGTGTCCGTTCCAACTGGATTGCCCGTAGCGAGGCACCGCACCACATCCCCGCCCGCAGGCGAGGAGGCGGGCTTGGCGAGGTGCAGATCGTAGGTGCCGTCTGGCAGATCAAACGCCGGGAGAAGCGGTTCATGCTGGACGAAGGCACCCCGCTTCGTGACGCGGAAGGCAGCGCCCCCAGCCTCAGACACGGGCGTCGCGGCCGGGGAGAGGGAGGCGATGATCTGCTTGGCCAAGCCTTCGGTGTCAGCCCGCGCCAGCGTCCCTTTGGCGCCGTCATAATCTCCACCGTGACGCGCATGCCAGCGGTTCCAGATCAAGCGTGCCACCGCATCCACCCCGCCGCTCGCAGGGGCTGGGGCGGAGGCGAACGAACGATGGATGCCGCCGATTTCAGCGTCAGTTGCGCGGTTTATGCGGGCGACTGCGGCTTTGTAGAACGCGGAGACTGCGGCATCCCAACCGGCAGCGGCGCCGCGACCGAACGACGGCGCGTCAACATCCATCGACGCTTGCCGGCCGTGGTGCATGTCGAGCATGTCTTCGCAAATCTCGCGGAGCGCCACCGCATCCACCCCGCGCACTCGAACATAAGCGTCAATGATGCGCTCGATTTCAGCCGCGCTGAGCACCGCCTCATCGCGCGTGGGGGTGGGCTCAGAAGTCGTCATCTTCGTCCTCCAGATGGGCGGGAAGGCAGCCGTGGCGTTTGGCGATCTCGCGAATATCCGGGTTGTCCCAGTCGATAAGATCGCGTCGCCCTTCTCCGCTGAAATCCGGGCCGGTATGAAACCAATATTCGATCTGTTCGCAGAGGCATTTGCGGGCGGTCGTTTTGGTCGGAGACCGAAGCAACCTGTCGAGATCGTCCTGATCGGCATAGCCGCCGGTCATGTCTGATGCCGGCGCGATGCCCCAGAGATAGGAGTGATCTGCGAATGCCTGCTTGTAAGTGATGCGGCTCATTCCCCATCCTCCCGGCTGCCAGAAACGAGGGCGGCCTTCAGGCCAGCCATCTTTTCATTGAGTTCGCCGCTCGGGTCGCGCTCGCTGAAATCGTAGAGTTCCAAGTGAAAGAGCAAATCACGCGCCGCATCAGTGACCGCGACCTCCGCCCCTTTCCGCAGTGAGGAGAGGTCGGGGTCGGGGGATTTTGTGTTGGCCTCGATCGCTGCGAGGTAGGCAGAAACAATCTCGCTGGCCGCCCAATTGGCTTCACTCTCGGAAGCGCTTGGGTAGCAGACACTATTGTGCATCCGGCGGAAGGCTCGGGATGCTGCTTCCAGAGCCCTTGTATCAAGACTGCTCATGGCGATGGCTCCCTAGTTCCGCCCGAGTTTGAGAATTCCGAATAGTATTTCGCTTCGGCTTCGGCGCGTTTGGCCGCAGCTTCTTCCAGATCATCAAAGCGACCCAAGTGAAGGGTGCGACCTGATACGCCGATGTAGGCCACCCATTTCTGCTGCTTCTTGTGCCAGAGCACGCCCCTCCGCCGGCTTTTATTGGCCACGCTGAGCCTCTGGTTGCGGGTATTCTCTGCGACGGTTGCCAGCCTCATGTTTGAGCGACGACAATTGAGCCCGTCGCCGTCGATGTGGTCGACTAAGAGCCCGTCAGGCGGCGACATCAGCAGGCGGTGCAACGGGACCATCCGCCGTTTGCCGCTCTCTGCCCGTCCGCACGATCTGGCGTAGAAGACGTTCCGGTTCAGCACTGCGTGCCAGTTGCGCCCGGCGACTAGCGGGGCGTCGGAGGCGTCGATGACCGCTTCAAGGTTCTGGCTGAGTTTGATGAAAGCCAGATCGCCTTCGATCCTCACCGGCCGGATGATCCGATCTGCGCGTATCCGCTTCTCAGTCATGGGTGGAGCCTCCGAGCACGGCAGGGCCGTTCTCCAGAAGCGATTGACCTGAGAGCGCGGCGCGAGCGTCTCGCTTGGCATCGCGCCAAACATATGTGTCGAACTGCCTGGCGTGCGCTACAGCTCGGTCAGCAGACGGTCCGTCCGAAGCGCGGTTGCGGATGATCCTGATCGCCGCGCTTTCGACAGCAGCCTCCACGTCTACTGATGAGGCGTGCTTTGCTCCGCATATATCACAAGTCTCGCCGGCCTGAAGGTGGCATTCGCCGCACGGCTCTTGCCCATCGCGGCGCCCCGGTTTCGGAAATCCTTCCGTCATGGGCGCACCTCTTTCCGAATGAACATGACGACGAGCAAATGGATGATGCGTTGAAGCCGCTCAGGGTCGCGGTGATAGGTGCAGATCTCGGGAGGCGTCTCCCAGTCGCCATCGCAGCACTCGCAGCGCTTGCGGATGGCGGCTTTCGCTTCGGCTCTCTCCGCCGCCTTCCGCGTGAAGAACCGACGGCCGCCACCTCGAAACACGGCAGCGGTTTCCTGTCGGATTAGGGAGGTTCTGGCCGGAGTCTCGCGGATGCCAGCTACTAATCCTTTCAACCTCTCGATTTCACGCTCAGCAGCGGCCCGGTTGGCTGACTCCCTTTCTGCCTCAGCGCGCCATGCTTCGGCCTCCTGCACAGCAACCGACAAAGCAACTTTGCGGCTCTCGATCTCTTCCCTCGCCTCCGACAAGGAGAGGGACTGAGACGAGAGGGCTTGTTCCGCTTGGTGCCATGCGTCTCCCGGTTCTCGCGATCGCTCGCGCACCATCGGAATCACGAGACGCTCGATCAGGTCAGAGTGATCGGTCATGCGGCCTCTCCGCCAAAAAGGGATTGCTGCTCAGCTTTCGGCGCGGGCGTCAGGTCGAGGCGTGGGCGTTTCAGTTCGTCGGAAATGCGACGGCAGGCGAGTTCGAAATAATTCGGGTCGCGCTCGATCCCGATGAACGCTCGACCTGTCACAACGGCTGCCACTCCCGTCGTGCCAGAGCCCATGTAAGGGTCCAGCACACGACAACCCTCGTCGAGAAATTGCAGACACCAAATCATGAGGCCTAGCGGCTTTTGCGTCGGGTGCACTTTGTCTGGGACGCCCCGAGTAGCGCTCGCGCGGTAAAGCGCCGCTGGCCGGTTCAGGTTCGACCATGCTAGTTCGGCCTGAGAAAAATTCGGCCATGGCTGCTCTTTATCCCACACAAGCATCGCGCGGGCCGGTGGCAGTGGGAAGTAGTTGCCGCCCCAGAAGATCTGGGCTTTCGACATATCTCGAAGTATCTGGAAAATTGCTGGGTCTGGGGCGATATCCCATCCGACGTCAGATCTGTTCAGTAGCCGGTTTTTTAGGGTACCGGATCCTTGCTGACGCGGGGACTTTCGAACAGCCGGCGTGCTCCCCTGGCCTTCAAGGTTGAGAATGCCGTAGGGCGGGTCAGTCACGACCGCATCGACCTTGCCGAGCGTCGGCAGGATCTCTTGGCAGTCACCGAGATGCAGCGACACAGAATCGGAAAGATGCTCAACGCGCATGGGCGGCCCCCTCGTCGACGGAGACGCTACCTCTACCGCAGCCTGGCGGTAAGCGGAGTA